GGGGGATGTTGCGTAGTAGTGCGGGTAATGGACGGTTTAAACGGCGCTGTAATATATATGTGGTATTTATCAAGTCGGTAACAACGTTCTCTGGCGCCCATGGCTCAGACGACCATGGCTTACGTTGTGTTAAATTTGGGATTGCACGGCATGGGTAGCCATACAATCCGTCCTGTGTGTACCACTGCCTTAGAAATTCAGTTTGTTCATAGTGGATACCAAACTTGCCGTCGAGGCCAATAGCGTTATTAGCGGCATAGGCTAAACGCATCAGTAACAGGGCGCAGTAGTTTTTGTTGGCTAGTGCTGAGTCGTCGCCTTTTAGGTAATAAAAATAAAGGGCTAACAAGTCGAGTGCGTGAAGTGAGTTGATTGATATCTTTGTCATAACCATATTCCAGTAATTGCCTATAAGCGATGTTATCCGTATGCCCGATTCGAGGCCACCAGTGATTTCCAACTCTTTTAGATTGCCGTGCTGGTCACGTACTTCGAGGGTTGCGTTGCTGAATGTCAGGATCGTCTGGGTTATTACATATGTCATAAAGAGCAACTCAGCCTCAGGAACATTGATTTTACCTAGGTTAAAGAATGTGCGAGTTAGTATTTCGATCTCTTTTTTAAGCACCTGGTGATCAAAGAAGCGGTAGTCAAATGGTAAACCGTAAGCGTCCCGCAACTGGTCTAACATGGCGGTAATGCGTTCAATCTGCTGTGGTACGCTCTCCTCGAGTGTGGAGTGTGGCCAGTCCTTGTACACTGACGCACATAAGTAGTTGAGCCAGGACATGACAATGTAGGTACTTAAGTCTCCGGCGACGGCGATTCGTATCTTTCCTAACTCGGGCTTAATTAGTGTATAGTTGGTTTGTTTTGGGCGGCCGTCCTTTGGGGCGATGATGTTGTCGTATATGAGGGCGCGAATTTGCTCATTGGTTAAAACCATTTGAACAAGGTTTTTCCTGCACTTGACTTTATTTTCAACGCCGTTGTAAGTCCATGTTAAGTAGCCTTCAGATGAGGAGCCGGATGTGGCCCAGTCACCATCGGCGATGTACTGGTCAAGTGTCATAAACGCCACAGGTGATGGGGTCGATTCGGCTGCAATGGCCTCAGCTGCTTCTTGGAACGTAGTGAGCCAGGTAATGGTGTCTAGGCCATGGTCT